AACGGCGGCTGGTCGTAAACCGGCTGGAGCAACACTCGGCTACACATGGACAGCCCTGCCAGACGAAAGCCTCCAAGCCTTTGTCGGTTTTTCGGGTGATGGAAGCCCTCTGGGTGAGTTATTTGCAACAATCCCGCAGGTAACCACGGACGCAATGCAGATGGCTCTGGTACAGGGCATCTCGCTGGGTGAAGGTCCACGAACCGTAGCACGGCGTGTACGCAAAGCAGCTGACATCGGTAGAAGCCGTGCAGAGACCATAGCACGTACTGAGATGATCCGAAGTGCCAGAGAAGCGCAACGTCAACTCTACACGCAGAACCCAGCGGTACAAGGTTACCGACGACAAGCCACGCAGGATGCAAGAACCTGTTTAGCGTGTTTAGCCTTATCGGGAACATTACACAAGACCGATGAAATCATGCCTAGTCACGTAAATTGTAGGTGCGTTATGGTGCCGGCAACAATGTCATGGGCAGAGATTACCGGGGATTCTTCAATCCCTGATACACGCCCAGAGGTAGCAACGCCAGACAGAATCCTTGCTGGTCTGTCGGATGCTGACAAGATGGCTATCATGGGACCTACACGCTATCAGATGTACATGGATGGCAAACCGCTTGCTGATTTCGTGCAGGTGGAGCAGAACCAAGACTGGGGACCTACAACCCGTGTACTGCCACTACGGAGCCTCCTGTAGGGTGTGTGGGATACTTACGCTATGGACCTGCTAACCGTCTACAGTGATGCGATAAAGAGTGACCGCCTTGGAAGCGTCAAAGGCTACCTTGTGCGCTTTGGCTCTCCTGATGCAACCGACCTAGAGGGTGATTACTTCACGCCTCAAACTGATTTCGGATTCCCAATCAAAGCCGGTCAGCGTGTCCCGTTGAATGTGTATTATCACCACGGCATGGATAAATTTGTAGGCAAGAAGTCTATCGGCACTGGCTTTGTCAAGATGGACGATACCGGACTCTGGTACGAAGCGCAGTTAGATATGGCTGATGAATACGGAAGCATGATCGCCAAGCTTTGCAAACAGGGCAAGATGGGTTATTCCTCTGGTGCAGCTGGTCACATGGTCGAGCGCAAGAGCGTAGGCAAGGCAAGCGAGATTACCCGCTGGTGTATCGCTGAGGCAAGCATCACGCCTACACCTGCCGAATACCGGAACTCGGTCAAGAGCTTAGAGGAGATGTACGGCATGGAGCCTATGATGGAAGAAGAAGAGATGGTAATGGCTCCAATGCCTGAACAATCAGCAACTGAGTATGCAGCTGAGATATTCAAGGAAGCCGAAGGCGAACTTATCCACGAAGGGCTAGAAGCCTACTGGGATGCGCTTTCTGGTGCAATGGAAGTGATCGAAAGTGCAGACATGGCTAATGCCTTGGTCGATGCTTTCGCTGAACGTGCAAAGGCTCTCTATGCCATGCACGGTAAAAAATGTATTCACCCTGTATCACTGCGGGGTGTCGAACGTCGGCTGCGGGATGCAGTCGGTCTTAGCCGGTCAAGCGCAAAGCGCCTTGCACCTGTTGTCTGGGATTCACTGCGGGACGCAGACCAGCCAGAGACGCAACCGGATCTCGTAGTCGAGGCGAAAGCCACTGATGTAAACGAGCGAGCTGAACTGCTTGCCCGTTTGGAGTTGCTAACACAACTATGAATATCGAACAACTGCAAGCAAAGCGTGAAGGTTTTCTCGCTTCCGCTCGTGAACTCGCAGCTGGTGATGGTGACCTTGCACAAGTCAAGTCCCTGATGGCTGAGGCAAAGAATATCGAAGAGCGCATTGAGACAATCAAATCCCTCGGCGTTACCGCTCCTGTTGCTTCCGCTCCTGTAGAAGACAAGCCATGGAAGTCCGGTGGCGTATCAAAGCGAATCACAGACCTCCTCCCCGGTGATACTGCTGAAGAGCGTAACTACAAGGCATATGCTTGGGGTCAGTGGGCACGTTCCATCATGGGTAACCACAAGGCTACCGACTGGGTCAAGAATCACATCAAGGCTAACGAAGGCACAGACAGTGCTGGTGGCTACACAGTCCCAGATCCATTGTCCAGCGACCTTATCTACCTCCGTGAGCAATTTGGTATTGCACGTCAGAACTGCCGCATCTACCCGATGTCCAGCGATACGCTCCGTGTACCAAACAGCACTGCATCGACAACTGTCTACTATCCGGGTGAGAATACGGCAATCACATTGTCGGATATGACCTTTGCACAGGTTAGCTTGACAGCGAAGAAGGCAGCAGTTCTTACGCAGGTTTCCAAGGAACTCGCAGAAGACAGCATCATCGACTTTGGTGCATCCCTTGCCCGTGACATGGCTTACGTCTTGGCGAAGGAAGAAGACCGTGTTGTGTTCAACAACGCTACCGATGCAACCACATCCATTGATGGTTGTCTCTGGGCTGTCTACAATGCCAACGCAACGAAGGCTAACATCGCATCGCTGGTTCAGTTCACGACCGGGCAGACCATCACGTATGCTCCAACGTTGACCAACCTCGCAACGATGGTAGGACGCTTGCCAACCTACGCAGCTAACGCTAAGTGGTATATGCATAAGGAGATCTGGTACAACGCCATCGCTCCTCTGCTCAACGCACTCAGCGGAAACGCTATCCTTGACCTCCAACAGGCATTTGGCGCACAGCCTAAGCTCTTTGGTTATGATGTTGTATTCGTTCAGAATATGCAGAAGACCTTGGCAGCTTCCACGCCTTACATCCTGCTTGGTGACCTGTCGGTTGGTACTGCATTCGGTGACCGTCGCTCGGTTACGATTGAAGTGTCCGATCAACAGTATTTCAAAGAAGATGCGCTTGCATTCAAGGCAACCGAGCGTTATGCCTTCTCTGCATTTGACATCGGAAACGTTTCCGGTACAGCATCTGCACGAGTCCCAGGCTCGCTCATCGTCGGTGCATCGTCTGCTACATAATCCTAGCAGACTCGCTACAAAGCCCTCGGCATCACTGCCGGGGGCTTTCTCTTTGTCTATTGCGTTAGTCTTGTGCTGATGCTCGTGTGGGATACTTACACTATGTTGACCCGTGCCGAAGCCATTGCACAAGTGAGCCTGTTCGTGGATGCCCAGTCATACCCGCAGCTGTCCACAACCGAGATAGGGAGCATCCTTGATTCCTACTCACGGTTCTCCACATGGACAGCCAGCACGGCTTATGCTGTTGGCGATCGTGTAGTCCCTACTACTCCTAATGGTCGTGTCTACGAGTGCCGTGTAGCCGGTACAACAGCAACCACAGAGCCAGAATGGGCAGAGTATCCCGGTGGACAGTGGAAGGGCTGGAGCGTCCTAGATGGCACCAGTGATCCTGTCCTAATGTGGGTTGATATGGGACCTGCTAATGTGGAGCGCTACGATGTTCGGACTGCAACCCGGCAAGCATGGTTCATCAAAGCGTCCAGATGTGCTTCAGATATCGATGCCAAGGAAGGCACATCAGATGTCAAGCTAAGCCAACTCAAAGCGCACTGCATTGAGATGGCTGAACGTTATCGTCCGGTGGTGTTCGCATGAGTCCGATTCTCCGTGCAACGCTTCAGGCTGGATTGGTTCGTAACCTGTGCCAGACACCTATTGAGGTTCACCGCTTTACCTTGACCGAAGATGGCAGGGGTGGTGTTACTGAGACATGGCGCAAGGTTGCCGACTACAAGGGCAGGTTGTCTAACCAAAGCGACACAGAAAGCATTGTTGGTGCTGGCATCCAGCCTTCTGCATCTTGGTCGGTTACGCTTCCGGTATCGGCTGATGTGATGCCTAATGACCGTGTTTATGTCGTTGGTGACGAAGCCAAGTATTACGATGTGATAGGGACTGACTTTGGACAGACTGACCTTTTGGTACAGCACGTAGGATTAGTGGAGAGAGTAGCATGACGGCTGAAGCGTGGGTTCCTATCGGCATACAAGCCTTTGTTACAGTTACCAGTATTGGTACTGCATGGGTTGCAATACAGGTCAGGTTGACGAAACTGGAGACTCAAGTGGCACACATCATCAACACGCTTGATGGGCAACAGCAGGAAGTCCGTAGGATAGAACAGAGGCTGGGCAAGCTTGAAAACAAGGTCAGTGCTTTGGAGGCGATCATACAAAGATGAACAGTATCAGTATCAAAAGACTCGTGGTCGTTGTGATCGTGGCTTTCGTGGCTTCCTTCACCAGTGTTTTCGGCGATGGCATCCGTACTGCACAAGCGCAGGATGTCGCCGAGCTGGGCGCAGTGATGGCACTGTACGGGAGCAAGGCGGTAGCGGCTGGTGTCTCTGCTGCTGTGTCATCTGTGCTGGCGTTCTTGACGATGCCATTCAAGGGTACGCAAGTGAACTCGCTGAAGGTGGGTAAATGA